AATTACTTGCGTAAATTCGATGGACGCGTCTTATATCCCCATAGCTAAAGCAAGGGGTTTTACGACGCATTGGATAACATTTTTTTATTTAAAATCGCTGACGCTCCTTTATGTCCACTTTTATTCGTTACCACATAGAATGGAGTCTGATCCAGAAAAAGCATAGTTTCCATACATTTTCCAAATCTTCTTGCCATATATTCAGCCAGTCCCATCACAAAGCTTTCTTTATTTGTATTTTTTTCCGCCAGCCCCCATGCTTCCTGTGCAGATACTTCTGCCTTTTCAAAATAGCTTCGGTTCACTTTTGCTGTAATAAATGCACCATCTTCTGTGTTCATTCTGATATATAAATATTTTTCTATTCCCTCAAACTCTGTGTTCTGCCGTTCAATCTCTTCCTGTCCGCTTCGCTGTAATCCAATAAAAATGTGTTCTTCTACATATTCTCTTTGAAAGATTTTTCCTGACAGCATTAATTTCTCTACGTATTCCTCAACACTTTCCAAATTTTTAATACTTGCATTTTCAAATTTCATTGTTTTTTCTCCTTAAATAAAATATTTTTTACAATCCCCAGATGACTTCTGGTACTGCTTCTGTAGGGGGTGCGTTTTTATTTTTCGGAGCATAGACGCTTATTCATCTCTCCTTTCTGCTATGCTCTGGCTTCTGTACACTGTTCATCGGGGTTTGCGTGCATCTTAAATAGCAAGGCAGCACTCAGATGCAAGGGCGGCGCGTAGCCCGTTCATCTTGACCCTTGCATCTGAGTGCTGATTTGCTATGATGCACAACTGCAAACAACGATCAGTGTGCAAAAGCCAGAGCATAGCAGATAGGAGAGAATCACCGTGTTCATGCTACGAAAAAAATCCCCCTTGGGGGATTTAGGGGGGATTCTATTCTTTCCTTATTCTGCCAGTGGTTTGCCAGGACTTTTCATTTGGAAAGTTCTGGCTCTGGCAAGCATTCTCAAAGCTCCGAATTACAATGTCATGATTTCAAATTTTATAAAAATTTTTTCTTGAAAATCATAACTATCTATGGTATCCTATTCATATCCTTAAATAAAATTATTTGCAAAGCCCGTGTCAATGATTGACACGGGCTTTGTTCTAATCTTCTTTATATTTATGGATTTGATGTGGGATCGGGCTATGCGTTCCAGGACCAGGACTGGAAACAGCGCAATTTCCTGCTGTGCGATCTGCAGGAAGTGGTGCGGCAGTCGGATCAGGCCATG